CTTTATCGTGTCGAAATATCCGCGGTGAACGAGAACTCCGTCGAGATAGAGCCACGCAGTTTTCGCGTCCTGTGCAGCGACCTGTCCGGCGATGAATTCGATATTCAGCGTTGTATACGGCGTATAGGCGTCCTTGCTGAATGAAAATGCGAGTATCTCCGTTATCGGCTCATTTGTGGTTATCGAGATGACGGACAGCCTTATGTTCACTGAGCATCTACCTCCTCCACGTCCTCGGCAGGAGCTGTCGCCGCAAGAGTCAGCGTCACATACAGCATATCATCTCCCCTGTCCTCAGCCGTGTAGCCCTGCACAGTACAGCCGGCGAATCTCACGCCGCGGTAGACGATGTCAATGCCCGGCGTGCCGTTCATATTGTTGAGCACGGTAAGCACGGTCAGTGCCGCGTCTCCGGCGCATATCCTGCCTGTAAGGACGAGCTTTGACGAGCGGACACACTTGTTCGTAACTACCGTGCTTCCGGTGACGGTCGGCTGCTCATAGAGCACAGTCGAGCCGGAAGCACGGAAGCTCTCGCAATAGAGTGTGAGCTGACCTATCGCAACAGGTACAGCCTCGCGTTTGCATATCTCACTCATGGCTCTGCCCTCTCTATCCGGCGTATGCCGCTGACGGAAAAGCCTGCCGTCAGCACGAGCCGTCTGAGGTTGCTGTCGTGCTTCATAGTGAGCCTGCAAAGTCTGCCGGACGTGCCGGAAATGCCGTCTATCGCCGGTCGGACGGTATCATCGAAATAGCTGTAGAGCTCCGACATCGGCTCTGACTCCGGCGCATAGACGCTTATCTCGACCTCCGCCCTGAACGGCAGAAAAACGATAGTCGGCGAATAAACGGGTGCGGAAGCCTCATAGCTCTTTATGCCGACTACGGTGAAGTTTTTGCCCTTCGTGCGCACGGGGAGCGCGTCAAATGCGAGATAGACCTCGTCATTTCCGGTGCTCTCGAGCGCTTCTTTGAACTGTTCGAGTATGCTCAGCATCAGGTATCCCCCTTTGTCGGTATAGTTTCAAATATGAAGGTCTTGGGCTTTATGAGATCGCTGCACAGCTCCATATAATCGCGCAGGAGCGCGGCAGCGAAGTCCGATGATGTGCTCTTTCCGGGAGCGCTGATGCTTCCGGCGTACTCATATCCGCTCTTGCCCGATGAAAGGCGTATCGTCTGCGCGCGGCTGTTCGCAACGGCTGCTGCGAGGAATTCAAGCCTTACGTCGGTATCGTCCGTGTCCGGAAGCAGCATTTCCTCTACCTCACGGCAGGCTGCGGTTATGACGGCGAGCCAGCTGACATTCGCCGGCTCGCCCGAAAACAGCGTGAATATCTGCTTTACATTCATCACGTTTATGCTCATATCCTGCCTCCTTAAAGCTTGTACTGCGAAGGCTGCTCCGCCTCCGTCTCAGTCGAGAGCTGCACCTCTGTTTTGCCGTGACCGACGAGACGCTCAAACGACTTCATCAATCCTGCGAGCTGAGCCCCGTTCATTCCGCGAGCCATAAGCTCTGCCGCAGCCGCAGCGTTCTTTCCGCCGGAAACGAATGCAAGGCGGCGTATCTCGCGGCGAAGTCTGCGCTCGTTCTCATCGGCTGTGCCGCCGGCGGACTTCGCGGTGCTCTCGTCTGTGAACCGCTTCGTTACGCCTGCATTCACCTGCGCCGGAACAGCAACGAAGCTCCACTCATACGCATCTGTGATGTCGTCGAGCACGATGTGGCATTTTGCCCCGTTATAGCTCCTTCCCTTGATGTGAGAGCAGCTCTGGAGCGACTTGTCACAGCCGCACACCGAGCAGCGGCGCTTGGCTGCCGCGCAGGAAATGCTTACCTCCTTCTTGATACCGCCGTCTATCTCGGCGATGAGGTTCTTGTTCTCCTCAGTGCGGACCATATAAGCCGACGCCTTGAGGTATCTGTACGGCTCGCCGGTCTTTGTGCGGCGCTGCTCATCTGTGACGAGCTCGGTCGCGAAGATACGGGCGTTCTGGTTCGAGGTCGAGGCTTCGTGGTCGAAAATGCCGGTCTTTCCGACGAAGAGCGTCTTCAGCTGTTCGAGTGCTCCATCTGAAAAACGCTCGTTATCGCGGTCTATCTCATTGTCGCAGAGTATGACCGAGAAGGTGTAGAGCTCGTCCGCCGTGAACTCGCGGCGCGTGAATCTGTTTATCTTATCGAGAATCTCCTGTGTCATTTTTCCTCCTTGTATCGGCGCTCCGTGTGCGGCGCAGATGAAGGGCTTACCTCCGCCTGCGCCGCTTTTACGGAATATCGTTTATGCTCTTATGCTGTGATAGTGAGCACCTTTACTGCATCGGGAGTTATCTTTCTGAAGCCGCAGGTGAGCGACACAGTTATCTGGTCGAGCTGGCGGTCGATGAGCTTGTCTGTCTCGAGGACAAGACCTGTGCTTGTGATGAATTCGAGGGCGAAATCCCTGTCGATACCGATAACTGTAGCGTTATCGACTGCCGAGGACTTCACGAGCTCTGAGCCGAAGGGAAGGTACATCTTACCGTTTGCCTCTGCCTTTGAATCCTTCATCTGCTCCATTGCCGCTATCTTGGAAGCGACCGCAGGAGAAGCGATGACCGTTGTCATATCGAAGCTGTCGAAGCAGCCGTAGAGGTCGGCGAGGTCAGCGTAGGTGAGGGCGCTCGTAGAGATGCCCGATGCGCTCGCCTTGAGCACTGTCATCGCCTGCTTTGCGACTGCATTTGCGAGCTTTACGCCGATACTTCTGAGCATCACGCCGAAAACGTCGAGACGCTGCTTGCGTACAGCCTCATAGGAAGCATTGATGAGTCTGCCGAACTTCTGGAGAGTAACGGCTGTTGTACCCTCTGTGACGCTCGCAGCTGTGAGTGCGACGGTCTGGGCTGTTGTGCCGTAGGCTGCACTGTCATCGAGGACACAGCCGAGATACTGGCTGCTCTCGCTGACCGTCCTTACCGCCGTGACTGCCGAGAGCACGGTCTCATCGAAGCCCTTTCTGATAGAGCGCTTCACGAATTCGGGGAAGAGCACGGCTGTCTCGGTGGATACGAAAAACTTCTCCACCATATCGCAGTCCGAACCGTTTAACCTGATATTGTAGCGCTTGAGCTGTCTCTCGTATGCATCGAGAGAGGCGAGCTCTGTTCCGGCATAGGCTGCCGAGGGGTCGAGCTCCTCAAGAGCTGCGGTGAATGACTTCCCGCTGAGGTTATAGAGTCCCTTTTCAAGCTTTACATCGTTATACATATTCTTTCCTCCGTTATTTCATCTGATCTTCGATGCGCAGCTCTATCTCGCGAGCCTGCGCGTTTCTGAGCCTTGCCTCTGCAAGGGCTGTTTCGTCCTGTAGGTTTATGAGGTCCCACTCGACACTGCAAACCGCATCTGCGCCGACCGAGCACAGATATGCCTCGCCGATGCTTCTCAGCACAGGCGTGAGGAGGCGGCGGTAGTATTCGAGCTCGGACGTGAGAATGTCTGCCTGCTGCGAGGACATACGCTCCGTAGAGCTCCAGTTGAGCCCAAGCAGGAAGGGCGGTATCGAGAGCTTTGATACCATCTGCTCCATCAGCTGACGGACAGGCACGTTCGTATCGAACAGCTTGTTGTCCGCGCCGATGACCTTGATGTCAACATCGCCGACGGCAATGAAGTCCTTTACTCTGCCATAGCGCGCGGAGTTCATACCGTCCGCCCATTCGTGCGCTATCTGCATAGCGTGCTCACGGGTCGAGGCGATGTCACCTGTGCCGTTCCCAGGCTTGTATGTGACGGCGTATCTGACATTTCCGGCGCGGTCGTAGTTCTGACCGATACACTGATAAATGCGCAGAAGTATGCCGCTTATAGCCGGAAGTCCGCGCAGGAGCGAATGTCCGCCCGTGAGCGAGGCGTAGAGCACGCGCTCCGGATGAGCTATCTGCTTCGCTGAGCCGTCCTTCAGACGAACGGCATATCTTCTCTCGAACGGCGAAGCTCCGGCTGAGACCGAAGTACGTGTCGGGTCGCCGTTCCATAATCCGGCGATGCGCCTTCCCTCCTCGTCGATGACTATCTCGCCGACGGCGCTTCCGTAGGTGAGCATACTGTCGAGGAAGGTATCGGCAAAGCTGCTTACAGTCTGACCTGTCAGCCCGACCGGTACCGTATCGCAGAAGCGGTCGAGCTCCTCCTGATACCTTTCATCCGAGCTGACGAGCCGGAATCCGCCGGTGAGACGTATTATCTTCATAATAGCCGCATCAATGACCGGAACGGCATATCTCAGCCTGTCGAACAGCTCCTTTTCGAGCGGACCTGCCTCTGCCGGAAGGGCAAAGCTGCTCCCGCACTCCCTGTCCGGCAGCATTATCTGCGGAGCCGCTCTTGTATGTTTTTTCTTGAATAGCTTCATTTTTACTCCTTTTCTGACATCGGACGGCGGCAATACTTCACCTTGCCAGCGACATTACGAAGAACGTGTCCTCCTCTGCCTCCTTCACAGCGTATGCCACAAAGTATCGCATATCGTCCATAGCATGGTCGTTTTCCTTTACCGGCACGTCCGTCCCGGCTCTCTCGTTCCAGCAGTAGAGCCCGAATTCCCGTATGATGTCCCTGCACGATTCGTGTATGATGAGCCTGTTCTGCTTCAGCGCAGCGCCTGTACGCCTTATCCCTGTGACTACGTCGTTATCTGCCTTTGCCGCACGGAATCTGTTGTGTCTGCGGATACACTCGATAAAGCTTGCGGCTGACGGG